TGGAAGCTACCGGCATGAATGGAACTTCCTATACAACCGCTGACGTTCATAAAGCATGGTCTCAAATGAAAGCCCAAGGATGGACTATTGTCAGAATTCAACTTGTGGAGGTCTGGAGTAAGAAATGAAAAAATACAAATGCCCTTATTGCGGAAAAGAATTTCAAAAGGAATTTGATTATTTATACAAATATAAAAGGGATGCTTTCAATAATTATATGGCTCATGTAAAAGGTTGTGGTATACAATGGGAAAAAAAGCAAAAGAAATATCAGGAGAAAAGATGAAAACGCTTAGCGAGAGAGAAGCCAAGATCGAAGCTCGGAAGATTCTCAGAAAAAGGGGAATAACGTCTCGAGCTGAACAGAATAAAATTATCAGGAGAGCCATGAGAAAGGCTGATAAAATTGAGCAGGATAAAGTTGAGGGAAAAGCTCCTCCAAAGGTCCAGAGATCAATCCCAAAGCTCGGAGCGATCACAGTTAATATTCTTTATAATATGGAATTTCCCCAGATGCTTCTAACTCTCTTTTGTCGTCGATTTCCTCCACCACGTCCAGCGCTCGCAAAAGAATTTATTCGGTGGATAACTTCAGAGAATCTAGCTAAAGAGATATCGACAGAGCTTCAGGATATATGGGTTAGGAAACTTATCAAGCACATTGGAGGGGACGTTTCTTCCATTCATGATAAGAAGAGTACACGGATTAAACAGCTGAGAACTTGGCTGATGAATCGAGTTTGAGATGAATGATAAATTAGCAAAGCGGTTGAGTCAGAGAAAAGATTTAAGAAAAAGGTTGAGCATTAAATATGCCAAATCGGAACAAATAATTGATGAAGTTGTAGATAAGATAATCGAATTTTATCACGTTGATGAATATGATGCGATTTTTCAAGCTAACAGAATAATTGAGCTTGCTATAAAAACAGCTATGGAGCCAATGACAATATTGAATGATATTTTAATTCAAGAAGAAAGAGAGGGAAAAGAAGATGGAAATCGAAGTTGATATTACTGAGCATGTTGTGAATATGTGGAGGAATCTCATCAAAAACATGGATGAGGATACTCGATTTGTTCTATGCAGAGCGATGGAACTGGAAAATCCGAAATGGACTATTGGAGGTATTATCACAAGTGAAGGTCAAATTTGGATTTGTGACGTATGTGGAATTGAGTATTGTACTATTTGCAATCCAAACAACATAGGGCTGATCGAGAATGGAAAAACAATCTGTAAGAAGTGCTTCGATCTAAGAAAGCTGGAGTGGAAAACAAAAGCTGAAGTTGTAGCTATTGCGGGGAAGCCTGATGGAGATCGAGAGATTATAACTGAGGAAGCGCTAAAAGAGCCAAAGCCTGAGCCTGGATATTGGAAATGCTCGATCTGCAAGAAATCCAGAGCTTATGCAGATTATAAATACACTTGCTCTAGATGCGGAACTGTTAAAGTCTGCTTCGATTGCTGGAATAATTCAAAGCAGATTTGCGGAGTTTGTGAAATCATGGAGGAAGATGAGAAGAAAGGAAAAGAATCATGAGCTTGAAAGAATTTGCAGAAAATGAATTGAAAGAGGCCGGAATGTTGCCCGGAAAGGTTTATGATGAGTTAATTGCAAATTCTGTGATAGAACTCATCGATCTTTTCGAGAAGCAAAAGCTTGATAAATTTGCTCAGGCTACGGTCCTCTCGTTATTCGATAAGCTGGCTCGAAAGGAATCAATCAATCTGGATGAGCTTGTAAGAACATGCAATAAATGTGAGCAGAAATTCTTGAGCAAAAGAGCAGAATGTATCTGCTACGTATGTTGGAAAGAGAAAGGAGAATCCGATGATTCCTGAAACTATCATTGTATTCTCGATTCAACTCCTGCTCTCCATCCTGGATATAGTTGCAACTGATCGAGAGAAAGGAGATCGAGATGGATGAAAAAGAACTAGCGGAGATTGAGGCGTGTTTAACCGGAGCAATGGATCAGCCATTCGCTAAGCATGTAGACAAGCTGATTGATGCTTTGCGCTCTGAGAGGAAGGCGCTGGAGAGGGCGGCGAGATATGTAGAAAAAGTTTATTTAAGCGGCGATTGTCCAGCATCACAACATGATGCTCATTGGGTATGCGATAAAATGAAAGCCCGATTTACAGACGATTCATGTTCCGCAGAAAAATATCAATATGAATGCTGGCTAAAATACTTCATGGAGGTGAATGATGAAATGTGACGAATGTGTAGACGGGACTCTGCGTTTTTTCGAAGATGGATTTTGGGTCTGCGATGTGTGCGGGGAGGTGTGGGACCCCGACGGAGTAACCGACTGCGAAGGGGAGCAAGCTGAAAGCGATTGAATCATGATTCTTGATAAAATTAAACCTCTTGAAATCTCTCAGATTACAGAAAATAACTCAATCGTGATAAGCAGTTGCAATAATTCAATTTGATGTTATGCTCTGATTGTTACTTGATTCCCCTTTTTTTATCGTTCCTGGAGTAGAAAGCCCGGTCAGCTAACCACCGGGCTTTTTGCTTTCATGCTTGCAATTCCTGAATCTATTCTGTTAATATAAAAGCATGGCACTTAGAAAGCCTAGAAAAACAAGAGATGATATTATCAAGCCTGGAACTAAATCCAGGAACTCTGACTATCAGACTAAGAAGTCAAAATATGCCGATGCTGTTCTTGCTGTTGTCATGAATCCCGAAAATTGGAAGTACACTATTTCCCAAATTTCTAAAGCCGCCGGCGATATACTTAGAAAGCAATGCGATAAGAAAGCGACTAATCCTTCATACTCAACAGTTGTGCGAATTATGAAGCATCCAGAGTTCAAGGATAAGCTCAGGGAGCAAAGGAGCCAATTTCTATTAAGAGCGCTCCCTGCTATTGAATATGCGCTTGTAAGGCACACTATCGAGGGAGGAGATGTGAAAGCTTATGATAGAATCCTGAGAATCTTGGGAGAGGATGCAGACTCGAAAGTTGCGGAATCAGAATCTATATCGGATGATAAGTTAAAAGAAATTGCGAAAAAGATAATCAATCGAAAGTGAAAGGAGAATCGAATGTCATTACCTAAACTCAAGGAATTGGAGGCGCGAGCAAAATTCACAGTGAGAAACACTCGAACCGAGATGGCCAGAGCGTTGCTATTTGCTGTTGAGCATATGGCATCATTGGCAGACGGATATACTAAAGAAGATATATTGGAGGAGCTTGATGGCTTAGTTAATGACAGCTTCAATCCCAAGGCTGCAAAATCGAAAGCTCATGATAAAAAGCCTGAGCCAGCTGAGGAAACTATTGAGCTTCCAGCTGAGCCGATAAAGAAAGCGAAAAAGAAGGCAACTAAGAAAAAGAAATAATGTCGAGCTTGGCAACAAATGAGAAGGCTGCTCTCCTGGAATTTATCAGGAGAGATGTGATGATGGACCCGAATATGTTTATCGAATCCATTATTACAGATGAGAAGGGAAGCTCTCTCAGCCAAGCTCCCATCCATGAAGGACTCCAGGACTTCATTACCGATAATCTCAAGGGAGTCTTGGAGCTACCTCGCGAACATGGAAAAACAACTCAGCTAATAGGACGTGCAGCTTATGAAATCACTCGAAACCCAAATATCCGAATCAAGATCATATCGAGCGCTGATAGAATTGCAATCGCTCGAGGGAAAGCTTTGAGAGAAACCTTGGAAAGCCCATTGTTCAAAGCGCTCTTTCCTCATATCAAGCAAGGAAGGGAATGGACAGACCAGAAGTTCACAATCAAGCGTGAAGTTATTTCTCCTGAATCGACTGTTGAATGTTATGGAATCTACTCGAAAGCAGTTGGAGGTCGGTCAGACTTGATATTTTTCGATGATCCAGATGATGAGGAAGTTGTGGTTTCCTCTCTCAAGCGGCGTCGAAATTGGGATAGAGTCATAAACGTATGGCTCAACCTCTTAACTCCAGATGGGAGAGCTTTCGTTCTATGTACCCCTTGGCATCAAGCGGACATTGCAAATCAGATGAAGACTAATAAGTGGCCGCTGTATTCATGTCCTATCAATGGCTTTGCTCCAATATGGAAAGATCGATGGAATGAGGAAGCACTCGAGGAGAAGAAAAAAGATATTGGTTCATTAGCTTATGGCCGCGGTTATAATCTGAAAGTTCTTTCCGATGAAGACAGGCCAATCAAAGGGGAGTGGTTCAAATACTGGTATGATCTTCCCCGCTTTGCTTCAATCGGAATCGCGGTCGATCCAGCTATTGGGGAGAAAAGCTCGAACGATTATACAGCCATCGGATTATTCGGAGCTACTCGAAAGCATGAGATATATCTGCTTGAGGTAATCAGGCGACGGGTAGACTTCCCTTCCAGCTTGGCTCTCATCAAGGAATTAGCTCAGAGATCGGAGTTGATGTATAAGATGAGACCTTTCATCGGAGTGGAGCAAGTAGCCTTCCAGAAAGCCATTCCACAAATGCTGAAAAAGGAAACCAAATATCCGATCATGGGATTGAAAGCTTCCTCCAGTAAATTCATCCGAGCTTCTAAATTCTCGGTTCACGTCGAGAATGGAAGAGTGTTTCTCAAGGGAGCGGTTGGAAAAAATGTTGACAGTTCACAACAAATAGTTTATGATGAGTGCATTGAGTTCCCATCAGCTGAGCATGATGATACTGTTGATATGATGGCTCATGGAGTTGAAATGATGCTCACTATGTCAAGTAGACCGCAACCGGCAGCGGGGAGATAATGATGAGTAAACCTTTTGCAATAGCAACCAAGAACAAAGCTGGAGAATCTCATGTTGTGAGATATGAGGTCCTTTCCCGATATGCAACTAAAGAAGCTCATTCGGTTCCTCCAGATAGATTCGAGAATGTTTATGGAACCGCTGGAGTTGTTCAACCTCTTTACAACCTCGAAGCTCTTGCTCGAATCCTGGAGGTTAACACTTGGCATGATCGATGTGTGAAAGTAAAGGCTCATGATGTAGCTGGCTCAGGATGGGGCTTGACTCCGATAGCTGGAGATGAGGATGAAGCGAATGAAGAAAGCAAAAAGAAGCTTGATACTTTTTTCAATCAGCTTGAGCCTTCCATTGATGTTACTCTCACTCGATCGCTTCAGGATTTTGAAGCTGTTGGAATCGGAGCGCTTGAGTTAGTTCAGGACTTCTCAACTGGAGAACCTCTGGACCTTCAGCATGTTGTGAGTTACACAATCCGAGTACATAAGGACCGAAATAAGTTTTGCCAAGTTCTAGGATTGAAAAAGATTTGGTTCAAGCGTTTTGGATATGAGAAAGATATTGATTATCGAGATGGAACAGAGCATGAGCTTGGTTCTTTGCCTGAAAATAGAAGAGCTAATGTTCTGTTGACTTTCAACAACTACTCTCCCCGCTCTGATGCTTATGGCTCTCCCGATATACTTCCAGCGCTCGGAGCAGTTGAAGGCTTGCTCTCTTTACGAGATTATAATCTGAAGTTTTTCGATAACTATGGAATCCCTTCTTATGCTATTTATATAACCGGTGATTATAACCTTGGGGTGAAAGTTGATGATGCTGGAAAAGAAGAGGGAGATGAGGGATATGATTCGACAACTGGAGAATATCCAATCATCAGGATAGTTAAAGAGCATCTTCAGACAATTCAATCAAATCCTCATGCTCCTTTGATATTGGCAGTTCCGAGTCAGACTCCAGAAGGCACGGTTGAAGTTAAGTTCGAGCCGCTTAATGTCCAGGTGAAAGATGCTTCCTTCACAATTTACAAAAAGAATTCGAGAGATGAAATCTTGGTTGCTCATGGAGTTCCTGGCTATCGAGTTGGAATAACCGAGACAGGAGCTTTGGGAGGTTCAACAGCTAAAGAGGCTACTGATATATATAAAATCAGCGTGGTCAAACCTCGAAAGGCAATGATCGAAGCGTTGGTGAATAAGTATATCGTTCGAGAGGGATTCGAGATAACAGACTGGAAATGGTTCCTTGAGGATTTCGATCCTAAAGATATTGAGAACGATCGAGAGACAGCTGATTTCCTATTTGCAAGAGGGGCCATGACTCCGAATCAATTGATAATCTATTTCGGAGAGCCTTTCGGATTAAAGAAAGTTGAAGATGTTCCCGCAATGGATTGGCATTATATCAATAATCAGGCTATCGAAACCGGCGATATAATGAGAGATGAGATCATCGATTCTGTAAAGGATTTGAATGATCACATCCTGGAGCTTGTAAAGAAATAATGAATCAGAAGCTTGCATATGGCCTTCTCGAAATGCTCGATAGATTTGCTCTCAAGCAAGAGTCTAATGCTGAGCGCAAGTTAATGCAAAAGATCTCCAAGCTTTTCAATCAGGCTGCTTCAGAGATTGTCAGAAATATCAAGGATAGGGAGTTCTATGGACCTTCTGATATTTTAGGAATAGAGCAGAAGTTGAACGCATTAAAAGCCCCAATTGCAACAGCTGCTCTTTCCGAAACTTCAGCGCTGCTTTCTCCTGAAAACCGTCAAGCATTTGCAGCGCTTCGAGATAGAGCTTTTACAGCTTCTCAGCGGACTATGAATAGAATCATTGGGAATGTAACTCAGAGCTTAACTCAGAGCTTTCAGGAAGGGCTTGGAGTTAATGAGATGGCTCGGAACCTTTCAACCGAATTCAGGAAGTTGAGAGATTTCGAGTTGAGAAGGATTGCTCGAACTGAAAGCCATACTGCTCAAATGAATGAGCGCTATTTGAATAATCAGCGCAGCGCTCTTGTGGATTATCATGAATGGATAACCGCTGGAGATGATCGAGTTCGAGATGGAGAATATGGAGGAGCAAACCATGTTGAGTTACAGGGTCAAATTGTGGCTGTTGGAAATCCTTTTCAGAATGGCTTAACCTATCCAGGAGATATGAGTGGAGAAATCGATGAATGGATCAATTGCCGATGTCGCTTAGTGCCTTTCATAATGCCAAGAGGAAAAGCTGCTCCTCCAGGGAAAGGATATTTCACTGAATCAGATTTGATTGATGTTGAGAAAGCAGCTTAGGAGTATAAGATGCCCTTTGGACCATATGCAGATTTTGCCGATTGTGTAGACCAGAATCAAGACAAGGAATTTCCAGAGGCTTTCTGCGCTTGGATGGAGCATGAGCTAACTGGAGAATGGCCTGGAGAAAAATCAATGAAGGGAGAAAAACAGATGGAAGAAATTCAAGAATTACTGTCGGGCCCTATAGTAACCAAGAATAAAGATAAGCGGATTGTAACCGCTCCGGTTTTAGTTCCTGGAGAGTTCGATGCTGATGGGGAGAAAGTAACAGAGGAAAAGATTGAGGAAGTTGCTCTGAAGTTTCTGGAGGATTCTGCCATCATTGATATAGGGCATACTTTCAACCAAGTGGCAGTTCCTGTAGAGAATTGGCTTCTCAAAAAAGATGAAACTTTCACTTTACCTGATGGAAAAGTATTGGTTGCTCCTAAAGGAACTTGGATGTTATCAGCCAAGATTAAACAAAATAGTGTTTGGAATGGAGTTCTTAATGGAACTTATAAAGGCTTTTCAGTAACAGGAGTTAGGAAAGCTGATGTTCTTAGGGCTATCAAATCTCAGGATGATAAGGAAATTGAAATAGTTGTGAAAAGAAAAACTCTCCTGAAAGATTTGGGAGAAGATTGGGTTCCTGTTACTGTGGCGATAGTCGAGAATCCATCGGTTTTCAAATCCAAATGGATAGCGATAAAAGAAGCGGATAAAGAAAAAGGACCTTTGGAGAAATTACTAAACAAGCTCGGAATCAAAACAGATGAGCAAAACCAAGGAAAGGAGATCGAAATGGAAAAAGCGGAAATTAAAGCGCTCGTCGATGAAGCAATAAAAGAAGCCATAGGCGGACTTGACGAAACAATCAAGGGATTCAAGGAAGCTACAAAGTCAGTTGAGGGACTGGCGGGAAGG